ATGAAGATGCCGAAATCGTTGCCTGTCCTTGTAGCAATCTCTGTTTTTTGTACTTTTCAAGTTCTTTTGTGTTTAAGTTGACCTGCTGCGCCAGAAATGTGGTCAATATACCAATATCCAAATGCGCTAGCAAGATACCAGCTTCGATATTGTTAAGATTTACCTCATTCACCGGAGTTCCTTGAACCAGTACATCTCCTGTATCTTTATCAACAATGTGATCTTCCCATTCCAAAGGTTCATACGTTATGTTTCTAAGGTTCTCAACTCCCATACGTTACACCTCCTGTATAGTGAACTTAAACTCAAGCAGCAAACCTTTTCCTTCTTCATGTATTTGAGGATCAGTTCTTTCAGCGATCACTTTACCGTCTAATCCTAACAATCTTGCACGGGTAACAGTGCCATATGGATCTTTTTGTGTAAGATAAATATGTTTTCTTACTGTATTTCCGTCTACAATAGAACGCCTGATTTTTGCCGGATAGGTTCGGCCGTTAATCGTGTAGTCAGCAGATACAACTCGTTCGTCAATGTACTTTGCGATTTCATCCAATATTTTTAACAATCAAGCCACCTCCTGACCTGAATATTTTATTCCGCACGGAAAAGATTTTCCTATTCCGGTAACAGTCAAAGGGTCGAATCTAATATTACTTACTTTCACAGCTCCATCTGAAGTTGTTTTTTCTTCTCCTCCACTGAACAACTTTCCTGTTTTTTTAAAGATTCCAAGCCCAGAAAAAACATGACTATTAATTTTAGTTTCACTTCTTTTTGATTGTCCAGCAGAGTTTCTTCTAGGCCAAACGCCAAGTTGCGATGTGCCAGAGATCAAAATAAGAGAATTAGAATGTCTGTTAAGTTTAAAAGACTTTACTGTGTATCCATTTGGATTTACAGTGAATGAATAAGACAAATGAGCAGGTTTTTCTTTCTCCAAAATGGGGATCAATTTACTGAAATCATAATCATATTCACTTGTTTGAATGTAAAAAGGAAGCGTTAACCCTCCCCATCCACAAGTAATAGAAGGTTCTGCAGCAAGCAAAATATCAATTAATTTAGACTTGCTGCTTCGTTTTGCTGCCAATATTTTAATTCTTCTGCTTTCATAATCTGTATTTTCGTTCAAAACTGGCAATAAGTATCGTTCTTCCCAATACTTTAGTCCCCATGTTGCTGTCTGGACAAAAAATTGATCAAAAATATCATCTGATATCTCATCGATCTCATCAAACTTTCTTCCTTCGACATCTGCAATGACCTGTATTTGCCTTAGAGCCGATAAATGATCGGGCAATAGCGATAACAAATATTCTTTATTTTCGCTCATATAAAGAGCACCTCTTTCAAATCAACCAATTCATTAATATCTAAATAAATATTTTCTCTTTTTCCTTCAATTGAAATATCATCGATGTCCAATACACCTAAAGCATTTATTATTTCAGCCTCTGCTTCTTTTACTCTTATTACTCCGCCAGGATTTATTGAACGCAAGTAATTTTTAAGAGCTTCCTGCGCATTTTGTCTAGCTTGTTCTATTGTGTAACCTTGATCTGGTTTTAAATTTGGAACAATAACGCTGAGCAACTTAACGCTTGCTGTAGTTACTGTTACACGAGCACCAACTGGAGCTTTTCCCTCTCCGATTCCTCTTGAATCTGGATCAATAATTTGCTGCACATCTTCAATCAATTGCTGAGAAGCTTCTTTGCCATCTTGGTTTAAGATCACTAATCGTACAGTTCCTTCACCTGCCCATAGTGGATCCACAAGAACATTTCCTACCCCCGTCACTTCTTTTGCCCATCTTACATAGTCAGATATATTGCCGGGTCCGGGTGAATTTCGCACCCTCTCCCAGTAGCGCTGCAACAGTTGTTCATCTGTTTCTTCGTCAATTCCATCAATATCATCCGGATGTTTATATAACATGTAAATCGATTCAAGACCGTCAATATTATCTAACGGCAATATATTTTCAGGATTATAAATAGCTGTTGGGGATCCAACTTCTTCTGATTCTGCTTTAAAAACACCAGGAATATTTATAGTTTCTTTTGCAACAAAATAAATACCATCTACAAAAAAACGATAACCTTCCATAATTTGTCCATTAGAACCATCCGCCTGAAAATGTCTGATAGAAGGTGTTGCTTTTTTTCGTGAGATCCCCTCTTCTTCCACAATTTTATCTAAATATTCACCTTCGCTTGTCTGTGGAAATGCTAATTCCAACATCCGATCAAACATGATATACAGTTGCGATATTTTTGCTGCAGCTGGAGCTAGAGCGCTATAGATAATTGAACTTTCTCGTTTATCAATATCATCAGGAACTGATTCAAGCAATTCATCTAAAATTTGTTCATAAGTAAAGTCCTCGAACATTATTCAAACACCTCCTCCATATCAAAGATTCCTTCCACAGAGTGAACCGTAAAGTTCACACGGAAAGAATCGTCAATATGTTCAATAGAGATGTTACTTATATCCTCAATCCTTTCATCGTATATAAGTGCTTCATAAATCAACCTAGAAAGCTCCGTTTTTTTAAAATCTATTGAAACTTCATTGTCAGATATCAACTCTTCGATTTCGGATCCGAAATCACTTGAATATATTGCAAATGAATATCTTTGTGTTTTTAATGTCAAATACACAAATTGCTTAATCGCTTCAAGCCCGTCAATAATCTCGCTTGTTATCTCACCTTTTTCAAAATCAATTTTGTATGTTCGAGATGTTTGCGGCGAACCATCTGTTTCTCCCTCTAGTGGAAAATCTATCTCTGGTGACAGTGCCAAATTTATCACCCCAATCTATCTAAAATAAAAAATGATTGCCCGCCCTGAATGGCAGCAACCATTACTTTATCGCCCGTTTTTAATTCATCCATAAACTCATATTCTTGCACTGTACCGCCATTCACTCGGATTTGACGCCTATGTCTTGTTAAATGTTCAGCAATAGAAATAATATCCGATGGAATAACTAGTTTCGGATTATTTTTCAAACGTATTTGTATATCGGGAGGAGGAGAAACAACAGTTGCTTCTACCAAACGTAGTGGTGACTCTGCTTGTACTGCTTCTAATGCGATTTTTTTGATCGTCTGAACCATCATAGAACCACATCCTCTGGCAATGAGTTATCAGTAATGAGATCAAGGCTCATTCTGTTAGACTTACCTGTAAATGTATGTGTATCGGTGTCAATGAAGTATGTTCCTCGTAGTTTTGCGTCTGGAATATACACATATACAGGCATTCCACTCGTTAAGTCTGTTATCCCTAATCCATCTATACTCAACCGTTTTTTCGGCGATTTTTTCTTTGACAAAAGATTGTTCGCTCTCTGTGTAAGCTGAGCTTTATTAAGATTATCCGTCACCTTTTCATAGTACTGCAGCACACCATATCTCTTTATGCCATCTTGATCAGAAACGACTACCTTTGTAGTCTTTTTGTCTTCACCGGATTCGAGTTTAACACGGGTAGCAACTTCTTCGATGGATGTTGAGTAGGTAAAATCCTCAATGTTTACACCCGTTTCAAGTACCCATTGAGAAGTTGGATTGGGCCATTCCTGCAAGTATATTTTTCCTAAACGTGAATAAACTCTATATTTCTTTTTTGTTTGTTTTTCGGTTTCTATTAAAGCCTTTAAAACCATATCGTACAAAGATGTTTCACTATCGAAAACCAACGACTTAAAAACATACTTTGTATTGGTGATAGAAGCGTACGGAATTTTAAAATCTTTGCAAAGTTGCAAAAGTATTTGATCTGCTCTTTTCTTTGAAAAAACATACACATCTTTATTCAACAAAAGGTATTGCAACATATCATATGCAGTGAATGTTAGTTTTCCGCTTTTTGTAATGTTACGATTAAAAATTGTTCCTCTAAACAACTCGGTACCTTTCCATTTAAACAAAACTGTGTTCCCTTCTTGGATCTCGGATAATATGTCATACCCTACATGCTTGTAAAGTATGTTTGCTTCTACTTTTCTGGATGCACTGTAACGTTGACCACTCCAAGTAATAGTTTCTGTCGGGATTTGTAACATGTAGTTTGGTTTAACGATATATAGCTCAATCACTTCACCACCTTCTTTCCAATTAAAAAAGGTACAACCTTTATCGTTGCACCTTTTTAGTTAATGCCTCTTCAATTGTCCATCCACTTCTTAATTGGATTCACCCCTATAATTAATTATATAACAATTATTAAGGGATGCGCAGGATTTGGCCTGGATATATCCAATGCCCCGGCTGTTTAATGTTGCGTTTATCTCTTTTAATCAGCATGGTTTTATTAGCATTCCAAATTTTTTTCCATTCAGCCCCGTTTCCATAATATTTCCTAGCTATTGCCCAAAGAGTATCCCCTTTTTTCACTTTGTATGTTTTGGGCTTTGACTTTGTGTTTGGTCGCTTAGCTGCTGCTTTTTTAGTTTTCACGGTAATTTTTCTAGGACTTACAAAACGAAACTCCTTAAGTGTCAAATCGTAATATATATCCCCGATGTCACCTTCTCCTTCTCTATAAACAAACTCTTCGATCGTGACATAAATATTAATAGGTGTACCGGTTATAAGAAAACGTGATGGTTTTTCATTGTTTTTAAATTTATTTATTTTATTTACATAGTCCCACGGTTTGGAGAAGTTTCTAAATTCGCAAATAGAACTATATCTAGCCGGAAAAATAGAAGAAAACGATATAGTTTTTGCTGCTGGATCCTGTATGATTGTCACTTCTCCAAGTCTTGCAATATTGACTGATTCGTTTTGTGATCCGTTACTGACCTCTAACGTTGAAGGGAGAACCGGCAACCGAGTTTTTTTTCCGTCCGGCCATGTAAACCAAAATTGATATACACTTTTACTCATAGATTGCCATCGCTCCTCCCTCAAAGTATTCTTCCTCTAATTTTCGTTTAAAGAACTCAAATGCTATTTTCCCAACTCTTTCAGCATCCATGTCATTTGAATAGTGATTGTCCCCCGTGATTTGAATGATGATGTCGCCAATCATTCCGCGGATAGACGAACGTGCACTAGATGCACCACTTGCAGCTTGTACAGCTTCGGTTGGCAGTGTTTGTGGCTGAACACCTAATTTGTTAGCCGCGTAAGATAACAGCCCTAAAGCTCTGTTTCTGTGTTGTTCGAGTGGAATAATAGCTTCTTTTTTGTTTTTCTCCCCAACAATCGCTAGATGTTGACGGTTGATAATACCGCCTTTTTCATACCCTTTGTA